GAGTAAGGCTTACCAATGACAGGCTGAATAGTTATGGCACCAGGGTGCTCACTGAGGGGATGGACATAGACCAGTACCAGAGGAATCCTGTACTGCTGTATATGCACCAGAGAGGTGTTGTGGTCGGTCAGGTGAAGGACATTAAGAAAGAGAAGGGAGAGGTTACCGGTGTCCTGGTCTTTGATGAGGCCACAGACCTTTCCAAGCAACTTAAAAAGCAGTATGAGGAAGGCAGCATGAGGATGGTGTCTGTAGGCATCGACATTCTGGAATTGAGCGAAGATCCAAAGCTTCTGGAACTCGGCCAGACTTCTCCCACTGTGACCAAGAGCAAACTCTATGAGGTCTCCTGCGTGGATATAGGAGCCAATGACGATGCCATTACACTCTCCAGGGATGGCTCAATCCTCACTTTGGGGAAAGACGGGAAGAATCCATTACCATTATTAACCAATAAACCTAAAGAAACTCGTATGGAATTAAAGCAATTAGCCCTTTTGTTGGGGCTGCCTGAGACTGCTACAGAAAAGCAGGTCCAGGAAAAGATCCAGAGCCTGCTTTCTCTTGCAAAGGAGCTTGGCGCCCTGAAGAAGGAGAAGGAGGAACTGACTCTGTCAGCTATCACCTCATCTGTGGAGGAAGCCATCAAGGACCGCAGACTCTCTGCAGACAAGAAGGCCCAGTTCATAGAACTCGGAAAGAAGATTGGCGTGGCAGAACTGAAGAATGTGCTTCAGGCAATGAACCCTGTTATAAAGCCAAGCCAGATGCTCTCCAATGTATCTGACGGACAGTACAAGAAGCTCAGCGATGTGCCTGCTGACCAGTTGGATGCGATGAGGGAGCATGACTATGCCCAGTATTGTAAGTTATACAAGGCAGAGTATGGTATTGAGTGTGACATTGAACAAAACTAAAAACACTATGAAGAAATTTATTGTTATTGCAATGGCTCTGATGCTCAACTGCATCTCAGGAGCCACTCTGGGTGCCGCTGTTGGCATTGAACCAATCATCGGTGCTGCAGGCATGAACCTGGTTGCCGTAGCTGCCAGCTTCTTGCCGATGGAATATTCTATCCTCCGTGCAGGAGTGTATCGTGAGATTTGGACCGGGGAAATGGTCAAGAAACTCCGTGGAGGTCTTGAAGGAACATGGCTGGACGGGATTCCTGACATGTCTGCCCTTGTTGACAATGATGTGATTCACCTTGTAGATGTGGGAGTGGATCCGGATGTGCTCATAAACAACACGACCTATCCTATTCCTCTTCAGGTCTTGGGCGATTCGGACATTCCAGTAGGCCTTGACAAGTTCCAGACAAAAGTTACTCCTGTAACTGACGATGAACTCCATGCGCTCAGCTATGACAAGATGGCAAGAGTGCTTGAGAGCCACGGAAACGCTATCAGTGATGCCAAGTTTGCCAAGGCAGCCCACTCTATCTGCGCTGCATCCAATACAGCCACCACTCCTGTGCTCAGTACTTCCGGTGAGGTTGTCGCTGAGACCGGCCGTAAGAGGATGACACGACAGGATCTTATTAATATGAAGGCTGCTCTTGACAAGCTCGGAGTTCCGGCAGACGGAAGGAGGCTTGTACTCTGTCCTGATCATGTAAATGACATGCTGGGCTGGAGCGAGGCTTTCCAGCATCAGTACGGACTGGACAATGCCAACGGCAAGGTGGCAAGGCTCTACGGTTTTGACATCTATGAGTTTGCTGCAACCCCGCTTTACACCACAGCTGGAGCAAAGAAGTCTTACAATGCTGCTGCAGAAACCGGAGAGTTCCGCTGCTCATTTGCATTCTACACCAACAGGATATTCAAGGCGACCGGTTCTACAAAGATGTACCACAGCTTGGCAGAGACTGATCCTGAGTATCAGCGCAACAAGGTCAACTTCCGCCATTACTTCATTGCTATGCCGAAGAAGGCAGATGCCGGAGTTGTAATGATGAGCGGTTACACAGCAACCGTCCCAGAAGGTTAACCAAAACTTTAGACAGCCATGAAAGTTAAGGTAATTACCCGTTTCAAGGACAAATTCAAAAAGTCTGTCATTTATGAAGTTGGCCAGGTGGTTGACTTTGAGGATGACGCACGTTGCGCAGACCTCCAGCGGAGAGGTCTGGCCGTGCCGGCAGAAACCAAAGAGGAATCAGGCAAACCGTCTGCTAAGGCAGAAGGCAAAACCTCAAAGCCTGCCAAGCAGACAAAGACAGCCAAAAACAACAAGTAATATGCGCAAACAGCTTCAATACCTTGTCATCCACTGCACGGCCACCAAAGAAGGGCGTGAAGTCAAGTCCGCAGAGATCCGGGCCTGGCACACCCTTCCCGTGGCCAAAGGCGGCAGAGGATGGAAACAGGTTGGTTATACGGATATGATTCATCTGGACGGCAAGGTGGAGAGGCTGGTAGATAACAACGAGGATGCCTGGGTGGATCCGTGGGAGATAACCAACGGTGCCAAAGGATATAACAGCATCAGCCGTCACGTGGTATATGTAGGAGGGCTTGCGTCGGATGCAAAAACTCCGAAGGATACCCGTACGGCTGCCCAGCTGAAAGCACTGGAGACTTATGTCCTGGACTTCCACAAGAGGCACCCGAATGTCAAGATCATAGGACACAACCAAGTGGCAGCTAAGGCCTGCCCTTGCTTTGATGTTCCAAAGTGGCTGAAAAAGATAGGAATCAATCAGGATGGAAATGTTTGACACCATAAAAGGCATTCTGGAAGTATTGCTGCCGGTGCTTACGGCTTTGGCCGGATACTTTGCCGGAAAGAGGAAAAGGGACAACGATTTCCTGAAAGACCTGCAAGGCTCCATCAACGCACTTTCCAAGGACAATGCCGAACTTATTAAAAAGACCATAGATCTAAACCAGGAGGTCGTGGCTCTGAGGAAGGAGAATGCAGAGCTCAAGGAAGATGTTGGGGCTCTCCGCAAGGAGAATGCAGAACTTAAGGAAGAAGTTGGAGAGCTCAAGGCACAGCTGGATGGTGTCAAGACCATTACAAGAATCAAGAAAGATGCATAGATACACTTCCTTTTTACTGATAACTGCAGCTCTTCTGAGCAGCTGCGCTCCACAGAGGCTGTCAGCCAGGCAGTCTCTGACGGAGAGCAGTCATTACCAGTCAGACAGTATGAAGGATCTCGCTCTGTCTGTGAACTCCATTAGGACACAGCTTCTTGACTTGTCTTCCAGACTGAACCTGTCTGATACCTCAACGCTTGAAGTTGAGTCGGAGAGGATTACAGAAGTGTTGGACACTTCTTCCGGTGGATCCTCAAAGGTTCTTTCCAGGACCATTGAAAAGAGCTCTGCCAGGAAGAAATACGGAGTCTTTCAAACCTCAGACTCCAAAGTGACATCATCTTCCTCTTCTGCCGACACCACATTGGTTTCTGAAAGCATCCAGTCCAAAGCAGCTGGCTCTTCAAATGTTGAGACAAAGGTTTCAACCCGCAAGAAAACCGGCCTTGCCTGGTGGCAGAAAGACCTCATATTTATAGGGGCTTCTGCCCTGGCGTGTGTACTGCTGCGTCTGGCATTCATATTCTTCAAACCGCAGTTAAGCGGCATTGCAACAACAATTAAAAACCTTTTAAACAAGATTTCAATATGAACAACTATGTAAATGGTAGTGACCTGCTGGTTTCCATAGCAGGCAAGGCGGCAGGACACTGCACTAGCCATACAACCACGTTCAACACTGAGACCAAGGATGTGGCTGTTAAGCCAGCTGCTTCCGTGGCTGCAGCTGCAGCATCCCTGTTCAAGAGCAAGAGGGTTACCGGCTTGAGCGTTCAGGTCAAGGCTGACGGACTCTGCTTCTACAATGAGGCCGAAAGTGGTCTGAAGGCAGCTCTGAACAAGTGGAAGGTAGGACAGGCTGTAGAGGTGAAGTGCTTTGAGAGAGAAAATGATGAGACTCCGTATGTTTCTGGTAACTTCATCATCTCATCTCTGGAAAACACAGCTCCTGCAGGTGAGGATGCTACTTATTCCATCACCCTGGACAACGATGGTCCTGTGGATGTTGACGAAACCAAACTGGATCTTCTTGCAACTGCAGCTGGCTAGTCTATGGGAGCGAAGATCAAGATAAGAGGCAAGGAATACCCCTGTAGGCAGACTATGGGGGCACTCCTCCGCTACAAGAGGGAGACAGGCCAGGACATAAGCAAACTGGAGTCTTCCGATGCAAGCGGAATGGTAATCTTCCTGTGGTGCTGCGTGGTCAGTGCCTCCAAGGCTGATGGTGTGGAGTTCAATCTTTCTCTTGAGGAGTTTGCAGACTCCTGCGAGCTTGAAACGCTGAACAGCTTCACAGACCAGATGGCCAAGGAAGCCGGAGAAAGCAAAAAAAAAGTGAAGGTGAGCCCATCACAGAAGTAGAGACTCTATTGGGAATTGCTTTGGGGTATGTGGGGATGAGTCTTCAGGACTTTGAACGATGTACCCCTTTTGAGTTCTCAAAGATTGTTGAGCAAGCTCAGAAGAAGGAGGAAGACCGGATAAGACTCACCTGGGAACAGACAAGGTTTATTTCACTGACAAACCTCTCACCTTACAGCAAAAAGGCACTCAAGCCCACAGACATAATGGAGTTCCCTTGGGACAAGAAGGAAAACCAGGTACACAAAGGCACCAGCAGTTATGAAAGGATGAAGGAGTTGGAAAAGAGGCTAAAAAAAGTATAGTTACTTTGAATTCTTACATCTCTTTTGAAACTCAAGGTATCCTTTTGGATAAGCATTGGGGTTCTCAATAGTTTCCCTCACAATAAGATACGAATAAAAGCCGCCAATACTCAAGATAATTAGACCAATAATAAAACTGATAGGAGAAATGTCCCAAAGCATATTGATTAAGTCAATCAGTTGGCCGATGAGAGAAAAGATTGTTGTCATAGTCCTATCGTTTATGCAAATATAACAAAATTTATACCAATGGCAAACGGAACAGTTGCAATAAAATTTAAGTTTGATGGGGCGGATAAATTTCATACCCTTGAACTCGACCTTGAAAATATCAGTGGAGCCTTAAAAGATGTCAATGAAAATGCGAGGACTCTAGATGCTAAAATGGTAAACTTAGCATCAAGGACACAACTTATGGAGAGTCTTGGTTCTGTTGTACAACAATTGTCTGGAGTGTTTAATAATTGGACATCTGCATATCAAGAGCAACAAGTGGCAGAAACAAAGCTTGCTCAGGCCATGCGCAATACTATGGGGGCTTCCAATGTAGAGATCGAATCTATCAAGCAGCTTTGTTCAGAACAACAGAAGCTCGGTGTCATTGGCGAAGAGGTACAACTTGCCGCCTCTCAGGAGCTGGCCACGTACCTTACAATGTCTGATAATCTGAAGACATTGATTCCGGTGATGAATGATATGGTTGCTCAGCAATATGGTCTAGGAGCTAGCGCAGAGAGTGCTACGCAGATTGCTTCTATGCTTGGAAAGGTAATGAACGGTCAAACAGAGGCTCTTTCAAGATACGGCTATAAATTTGATGAGACCCAGAAATATATTCTCCAGTTCGGAGATGAGAGTGAAAGGGCAGCTGTATTGGCTCAGGTTGTAACGGAAGCTGTGGGAGGAATGAATGCTGAACTCGCCCGAACACCTGCTGGAAGGATGCAGCATCTCAGGGACCG